GATGACTTATTTTAATAAACCAACAATTATGGAATATAATAAATATTACTGGCTAAATGAAGACAGCCGCACATTTTTATCAAGAGGGTATATATCTGAATCCCCCGAACAAAGAATAAAGGATATTGCTGCAAAAGCAGAAAAATATTTACAGATGCCGGGCTTTGCTGAAAAGTTTGAGAAATATATGGCAAAAGGGTTTTATTCTTTATCAACTCCCGTATGGATTAATTTTGGTAAACAAAAAGGTTTACCTATTAGTTGTTATGGTTCTAACATAGATGATAACTTAGATAGTATACTTAATGCTGGTCGTGAGATTGGTATGATGTCTAAATATGGTGGAGGAACAAGCGCTTATTTAGGTAATATTAGACCTAGAGGTAGTGTAATATCTACAGGTGGATTTGCTGATGGACCCATACATTATGCTAGAATATATGATACTGTAGTAGATGTATGCAAGCAATCTGAAGCAAGGCGTGGTGCTTGTGCTGTTTATTTACCCGTTGAACATTCAGATATAAATGAGTTTTTAGATATTGGTACTGAGGGTAATCCTATTCAAAATCTTCAATATGGTGTCACAGTAACTGATGCCTGGATGGAAGAAATGAAAGAAGGAGATAGAAAGAAACGTAAAATTTGGGCTAAAATTATTCAACGCAGGTCTGAATTTGGTTTTCCATATATCATGTTTAAAGACAACGCAAATAAGAATACACCATACAAAGAAATTGGTATGGAAATTACAGCATCTAATTTGTGCTCAGAGATACAACTACCAACCGACAGTTATAACTCTTTTGTTTGTTGTCTTGGTTCTATTAATGTCTTGCATTGGGATGAAATAAAAGAAACAGATGCTATTCAAACATATGTTTATTTTCTTAATGCGGTAATGGATGAATTCATTATTAAATCTGAAACAATGCCGGGGATGAAGAGAGCATTTAATTTTGCTCAGAAACATAGAGCAATTGGGTTAGGCGTTCTTGGATACCATTCTTTATTTCAATCTAAATTACTTGAGTTTGATTCATTACAAGCAAAAGGATTAAATAATGAAATATTTAGAACTATAAAGGATAGAAGTGAGATAGCATCTAGAAAATTACATTCTGACTATGGATACAATTCTCTTAGAGAAGCGTATGCTAATACAACTCTTATTGCTGTTGCACCAACAAAATCTAGTTCATTCATTTTAGGTCAAGTATCTATGGGTATTGAGCCTATTAAGTCAAATTACTTTATAAAAGATCTTGCTAAGTCTAAAACGGTTTATAAAAACCCTTTTTTAGAAACAGAACTTGAGAAGTATGGATTAAATACAGATGAAACTTGGAAGTCTATTCTAAGTAAAGATGGCAGCGTTCAACACTTAGACTTTCCAACTAAAGAAGTTTTTAAATCTTTTGTTGAAATATCACCTAAAGAGTTAGTACTACAAGCTGCACAAAGACAAAAGTATATTGATCAGTCTCAGTCACTTAATTTAATGATTGATCCATCTGTATCTGCTAAGCATATTAACCAATTATATTTATATGCTTGGGAAGAAGGGGTGAAGACTTTGTATTATCAGTTTAGTAAAAGCAGTGCTCAAGATTTTGCAAGAAATATTCTTGAATGTGCTAGTTGTGAAGGGTAGTTTACTTTCTTAAACCTTTGTGATTATCAATTCTATCAAGAATTTTATTAAGTTCTTCTGTCTTTATTAGACCAGCCATAGAAGCATTTTTTAATGCACTTACAAGTTGTAGTATCATAAAGGGTACAACAACAACCTCGGATAGCCATCCTGTTCCTGCAAATCCTTTTTCAACCATTAGGAGAACGGTTAGGATGGTTATCCACACAAAGGTATTTCTTGTTATTCTTAAAGCTTTATAAGTCTTAAACCCCTCTCTTTTTATTCCAGCCCAAATTCCAAATACACCATCTAACCATAATACAGAGCAAACAGCTAAGTATTGCTCCATGTTTTCCATGGATAAATTAAGAAAGTACGTACATAAGTATGTACAAAAAGCTGATATCCCCACTATATTTATTTTAGTTGTCATGTTATTACTTATTCATTTATGCAGCCTTCAATTTCTTTTACTTTAAGTTTTAACTCGTCAATGTCTTTAACCGCTTTTTCTTGATATTTTTCTAAATATAATAATCTCATATTTTGTTCCGCGTCATCTGGCAAAGATCCTAACTCTCCACGTGGCCACTTAATTCTAAACTCAGAATTCATATCAAGTTCAGACTCCATACGCATTACATTAATACGCAATTGTTGTATTTCTGCTATCAAAGTAAAATACACCCCTGCTATTGAAAGTAAACCAGCACAAATAGCAATAATTGTTTTTACATTAACATTAAACTTTGTATCTTCAGATAACTCTTTCATAGTAGATTATGGGATCTATACTATAATATACTAAAACTTATTGGCACAACTTTATTTTATATCTGCAAATTTGTCTTATTTAATAAAATAATTGTTCATTTTTAAATAAGAATCATACTTCTGTATAGAATATAAAATAGGGATTACATCTTTCCAGTTTTTATAAAGCTTAAGTTGTCCTTTCCTTGGTTTTTGTTGATATACAAAATTAGAGTTAGTTCTAAACTCCTCATCGCTATAGTATAAATATGCCATTGGTGTTGTTATACTTAATGATAATGCTTCACCTAATTCTCCCATAGTCCTTGTTGCTGCTATTGGTGATTTAAACATTTGATATATTTGTTTTGTACCATCAGGTAATGGTGTAAACATTACAAGTTCTTTATAAGTTCTATCTGCTTGATATCTTAGTATGTTTTTTAATCTTTTGGTTGTATCACTATCATCATCATCACCAGCTAATAAACCTGATAATACTTGAGATAAAGCAAATGTAGATAGCATTATACCCACCTCACCCATAGTTCTATAAAAACCATATAGTTTATTTTTAGCTCTTTGATCTAAATTACCGCCTTCACCTGTATAACCATAAGCTTCCAAGAAACCTTTATCATATTTAGAAAATTCTTTATTTCCTTTTACTAATTCACCTTTAACATAAGCTAGAAACTTAAATGCAGATAGGTATCTTCCTTCCATCCAACCTAAGTTCTGATCAAAATATTCTCTCTGATATCTTGCTCTAATTGCCGGGGCAACCCATTTATGAAACTGAAAAGCCAGTTTACCTACAGTAGTGCTTTGCATAACCACTCTATCTTCTTTAGCATAGTTACCATGTATTTGTTTATTTACTTCTCTAATTTCGTTTCTTATTGCATATCGTAACTCATCTGTATAAGGTACTTCTTGACCATTTCTTTTTATAACGGTATCAAACCCTTCTTTTACTTTATTTGTATGTGTTTCAGAATCATATACAAAAGCATCATATAAAGATAGTGATTCTCCTGTGCTGCTATTTTTAAGCTGAGTATCCATTAGGATTGCCATACCAACTTTTGTTTGGACATTGTATTCTGCAGCATCTTGGAGTATATATCCCCATTCAGTTGCTTTAGCAAACCAGCTTTTTCCTCCACTTGTATCTGATGTTTGCTCGCGTAAATCTGACATATTATCCATCATTCTAAACATATCAACAAATGCTTCATATTTACTATTTGGTTTTTTAGCATCATATGTTGAATTCTTTAAACCGGGAACTAAACCAAAAGTCAATACATCACCTAAATCACCAACAACATAAGAAGACCTTTGGACTAAATCCGGAATTGCCCTTTTATTAAATTCCCAAGTTGCTCTTCTATATGCTTTCTTACTAAAGAACCTTGAGCCAAGCATTTCTATATTATTGTTAATCCTACCAATAACATAGTTATTAAAGTTACCAAATGGGTTAAATGCTACATAAGATAATGAAGATAGCTGAATCAATCCATCAGATATTTTATCCACTGCGCCTTTGCTCATGGAATCTTCTTCATAGTATGTCATAGACATCCATTTCTTTGCTTTCCTTAATATATTAGAATCAGCACCTTTTATTATACCTCTTTTCTGGAAAACACCATCTACTCTTGTTCCTGTTGTTATTGCAGGATCAGCGGGTTGATATTCTCTTTTTTCAATCACATTTATAAAAGCAAGAAGAGTATCTTCAATAGTACCCATGACTTCATAGTTTTCTGCCATAGCACTAAACTTCATTAATGATTCACCAAGATCTCTACTAACTTCATTTGTTGCCGGTTGAGCAAGTAATTTTGACTCTTTACCTTTTAGTTCAGCAAGATCTCTAGAGTAAGCAGTTGGACCAACTAAACCTTTCTTTTTCTTATCTTGTAAAGTTGTTATTTGTTTTTGTATATTTTCTAGCTCACCTTCAAGTCTTGGTCTACCAACATAATAAATAGGCAATGAGCTTATGAGATTTCCATTTTCATCTGTTACTACACCGCGTTGTTGAGAAGTTGTTTGAAATATTTTCCAAGCATCATTTCCAACTGTTTTTGCATATGCTCTTGTAAAGAAACTTGGACGCTTCTTAAGATCTTCTACAAAGTTATTCTTTACTAAAGGAGTATTACCTACCATTTGTGTCATGATACCCACTGGTAGTTTCTTTAATAGATCATTTTCATATACATCTATATACATTTCATAAAATTCTTTTTGTGCTTGTCCTAATGCATCCGTAGGATTCATTATAGATCTATATTTAGCACTAGCCATATCTCTACCATCTGCAGTTTCTAAACGTACTTCACGGTACTGTTCTTTTACAGCTCTAAATGTTTGTCCACGCACTACCACACCAGTTGGATCGCCTAATGAGTTACGTTGTGCTTTAGTATAGTCAATTGTATCATAATATTTTGCTTCATATATTGAATACTCTTTATCTGAAATAGTTCTTGAATTCTTTCTTCTCCAGGTTCCATATGGATTGTTATCTGAACCTGGTGTCCAATATTCATATTTATTTCTTTCTTGTTGAAATTCAGATGTATATCTGTGATACATACCATCAACTAAATTACCACTATCATCTTTTACTTCGGCTGCAAAAAACTGACTAAATGCTCTTTTATCATTTGCCAATTTTATATTATAATCAATATCTTCTTGTGATGCCGAGTCTAAATCAGTAATATCATTATAAACATAAGGGTGACCTTCGTTATCATAAAGTACATTACGTAATTCATTTTGTAGATCATAATACTGTTGACCAATAGGTTTAACATATCTTCCATCAGACTCATGCATAAAATCATAAATCTTTTGTCTATCATTTGTAGGTGAAAGTTTAAGAAGCTTATTGGCTTTTTGTCTTACAAGTTCATTCCTTGCACCTATATTATCCAACAATCTTTGCTTTTTGGCTTTAAATAACTTATCCATTACTGCAAGTAAAACTTTTGGAGAAGTTGCCATATCTCTAGTTTGTAAAGCAAATGAATCAATATCTTTAACTCCATTACCTTCTATTATATCTATAAGGTCTTGTTCAGTAAATGCACTACCAGCACCACCAAAATCATTATTAGAATTAAGTCTTACTTGTTCCGTGACAAAGTTGGACACTGCTTCATTTATAATACCCGCACCATCTGTTTGACTGCCAGCTAACTTATTTAAAGAAAGTTGTAGTGATAAGAGTAAAGATCTTTGCGTTGCATTTAACTCACCCGACTCTTCAATGGAGTATAATCCTTCAAATGTTTTGATGAACCTATCAAAATTATTTACATAAGTAATAAACTCTGGTTTAGCAAAGTTCTCAGGGTTTTCAACATATTCTGTAAATGCTTTAATTTGTTTAAGGGCATCTCTTAATAATGCTGAATAAGCTTGAGATTGAGATACAGGACCTTCTGCAATAGCAATGCCAATATATGCAAGATGACTTGCAATATCCTCCTTCATATCTTTTTCACTTCTATCCATAAAAACGCTGCTTCTTACAGAATCAAGTGCATCCCTTTTCTTAATTAAACCAATTCTATAACTTTGAAGCGCACCAAGTATAGTATTATATTCAGGATAATCATTTATATCTATACCATCTGCTACTTCTTCATCTCTTTTAAATTGATCTTCTGGAACAAATGGTGCATTATATTGATCCGAAACGGCCTCTTCAAGCTTTTTTCTTTTGTTTGCAGAATCTAATGACTCAGGAACAATCATATTTACCATATCTAAATTCTGGCTAGGCGGGTGATCCACAACACCATCTGCTTTAATATTACCACCAAACTTTTGATCTTTACCTTTACCAGTTATATCTGCTACAAAATGTATGGTAGCAGCTGCATAATCACCTTCATATACTTGATACCCCATATTTTCAGCCATCCTTCTATAGATGTTCACCTGTAAATTGTGTTGCTCTCTAGTAGATAATGATTGAACTCCTTTCTGATACAGTAAGCTTTCAGGACTTAAGTCCCAAGATTTATCATATTTTTTAAGTGTTAATGATCCACCTTTAGTTGGTCTAAAGTATTTAGATTGAATTGAATTTTTACTTGTCTTTAAATCTAATATTCTAATCTTACCGTTTTTGTCAATAATCATTAAATCAACTGTACCTGCTGTTTTAGTAGCATCATCAAATAAGACTACCTGTGACAGTGCTATTGAGTCCTCTGGCATAAGGAATTTTAAACTTGATTCTAATTGATTATATACTTGATTGGCAATCTCAGGTGTAAGTAATGTTAAACTTACAGTGTCCAAAGCTTCTCCGGCAATAATAGCATCTAATAAAGCATCTACATCATTACCTAAGTCAAGATTCAATTGTACATCTTCTTGATTTTTTAGTTTTCCTTTTATGGCCGTGGTAACAGAAGTATATTGTTCACCAGTATTTATATTATAATATGTATGATCTTTTTCATTAAGAATAACAATTGATCCGTCAGAAGTATCTTTTAGATTTACTGATAAAAAATCAACATCTGTTTCTGTTGTTTGTGCAACATGAAACATTTTATCTAATATTATTTTTTGTACACCATTTGCTGAATTCCTTTGGATATCTAAAGCCTTTTGTTTTTGAGGTGAAAGATTATATCTAATTTTACCGTTTACTCTTTTTTCAAGTTTAAATTGGATACCTTCCGTATTTAAAAGTTTAGCAATATCAGTAAAGTTAGTGTCTGAGTTTATTGCAGATACTGGTACAGCTCTTCCTGTAAGATATTCATTTAAGTTGTTTATAACATTCATAAACCACTCTAATGCATCTCTTATTAAATCTGAAAATTTACGTGTTGGTGTAGTTTCATATTCTTCTCTAAAATGTCTGGCTAATGCTTGTGTAACTATTTCTAAGTTTCTATCTGTTTCGCTAAAGCGTCTTTCTTTATTATATGAATCAGTGATTTCCTGAACCATGTCTGGAAAATTAATTCTTGCTTCAGCTAATAAATTGTCAAATAAATCTTGATTGTCTACTTTAATTGCATCTATAAATGGATGTAGCATTTCTTCAATTGCCACTTCATTTGTTACTCTTCCTTTTATCAAATATGCCACCCCATCCACATAAAAAGATCTAACTTTATCAAAAGGAACATTGCTTTTTTTCCATGATGGCATTTCATTATACATTGCTTCAGCATCAGAAACGGATAACATTTGAACATTTACTTGAGGAAACATTCTTTTAAGATGCATTACAACTGCTCTTGCTCTAGGTGTATCCCAAGCTCTTGATGATTCAATCATGTCTTTTGTTGTAAACAAATCTTCATTTACAATTATTCTATATGATTCTGGTGTTCTTTCAATGCTTACTCTATTTTCTGGAATATTATTTATAGAAAGATATCTTTTAAGTCTTTTTAAGTTACTATTCAAATAAAACTCATCATACTCTTGAGTATTAGGATTTGAATTATTTAGATAAAATTGATTTTGAAAACTATGACCTATTCTTTCACGTCTTAAATTATTCAATAAGCTTTCTGAAAAGTTTCTTTGCTTTAAAGAAAATAATAATTTTTGATTGTTTACAAAATCAGCTGCCTCAAGTACAGTAGGAAAAGTATCTACGTTATTAAGATCTTGCCATTGATTAATAACATTATTTGTAGCAATTTCTGTTTTGTATACATTCTGCAATACTTTATATTCTGCAGTATTTTTATTAGGACATCTAGCCATGACTTATAAGTTACATTTTTTAATTTGATCTATAAAACTCTCTTCGCTTTCATAAATTCCATTGTTGTATTCAGCAATGAAGTCTTCCAAAGATAAGATATTATTTTCTCTCAAAGACGCCATTGCTTCTTTATTTCCTTGTATGTTAGCATCCCAAAAATTAGTAATAGTTGTAAATTGCTCATCCAGTTCCATTTCAAAATCTAAAGTTAACTGACTTTCAAGCTCATCTACTTCGGGTAATGATGTATCTACATTATCAATAACGTTTGCTTCAAGCTCACTCTGGTCTTGTGCATCTTGGTTTAACCCAAGTTGCTCCAATAGTAATGCTGTATCAGCAACATTTGTCATAGCCGCTTCAGGATCAAGTTGTACTTCAATACTATTTTCAGTTGCTTCAATATTTACATTATCAGCTTTTAGTATCTCTTGTTGTATTGCAAAAGCATCATCTATTGCTGGTGTAAAATCTGATGGATCATCTTGTCTTGTTCCATTTTTAGCCTTTACAAAATTTCTTACTTCTTTGTAAGTAGGTCTGGGTCCAAACATAAAACCAATATGTGTTTGTTGATTAGATCCATACGTGTCTATCTCTTTATATGTTTTAGATTCTGTATCTAGCTTATATGTTTTAATAACACCCTGTAAATCAACAATTCTAACATAGTTTGGTGTAGCACTTCTATCTAAACCAACTACCACCCAGTCTACTTTTACCTCATTATCTTTTACTTGAACACCTTTTTGTAAACTTCCTGTTGTTGAAGACCTTTCAAAAGTCCAAAGTTTTGATCCATTGATGTTAGATTCAAGAAAACCTTCTGTAAATTCTTTTGTTAATTCTTCTTGAGATAACCCAAATACAGATTCAAAAGAAACATCCCCTCTTACAGCTTGTTCAACCGTATTAATATGAGATAAAAATTTATTTATTGTAAATGGAGCAATGGCTTCTAATAAACTACCATATCTTAATTGTAGCCCATCTTTAACCATTATATAGTTAATTATTGTCTGAGCTTGATTTTTAGTATCAAGAGAACCATATAGTTGTGCAAAGCTATTTTGTAAATCTACTTTTTGTGGTGCAGATAAGTTTCTAAATGTATTAGCCATTGCTATATTAAGACCTGAATTATTACCTACATCGGATGCAGATTCTGGTATAACAAAATTATCAATAAAGAAATTTGATTCATTTTTTGATTCTAATACTTCTTTTATTTCATTTATAACATCAATAATAGATCTATCTGAATTAGGATATATTAAATCATTACTTAATACTTTTTCATTGAGAGTCCCATTTTGTAAAAGATTATACTGATAACCTTTTATATTTAAATAAGATAAAAGATCTAATGCAATATTTTGTACGTCTTCTGTTTTTAGTGTTGTAGCTCTTGTATCTATATTATCTACTACATTATCTAATATATCTTGAAAAACGGGTGAACTACTCAAAAATGTTGCCGGTAATAATTTATCAGTAAGTTGCTTAAACAATCTTAAATATGTACTATTCCATGTATTACTATTATAAATTTTACTCAAATCTAATGGAGCATCTTGAGAAAGCAATTTCTCTATATCATTCTTCTTATCTAATACAGTTGCAATATCTTTACCTAGACCTTTGGTAAGACTTGTTGGCGCACTCATTAAATCCGTAAAAGTTTTAAGATCCATAAATTCTTTAAACTTTGACAATATACTTACAGTTTCTTGATTCCTTATCTCATCTGATTTATTAATAGCATTTAATAATAATTCTTCATTTACTTTTAATGTTGACTTAGATCCATCTTCAACTAATTCTTTTATTTTATTTTCTACTAATTTTTCAATACCTGGATCAAATTTATCTTTTTTATTTAATGCTTGAGAATATAACTCTTGTATAACAGGATTATTTATTAATAATATAGATGTTCTAATAGGTACACTTAGTGAAGTCATCATTGACACTAAACCTAAAGCATGTCTATTTAAACCAAGCTTAGAAAATAAACGTTCTTTTGCATTATCTGTAGCCATGGTAATAAGAGAGGATATAGTATCTTGCTTTCTTTGATTACCTTCGTTCTTATTCTCTGTAGTATATTTAAATGAATCATATGTTACACCGTCTATACTAATTGAAGTTTTCAAGTCAATAGCATATTCGGTTAGTAAACTAAGATATAAATTAGGTAATACGGCAGCTCCAATAGAAGCTCCTTTATTTGCTTTAAAAGCAAGTATTTTACCAACCAAGTCATCTACATCATTGTTTTCTTCTAACATTCTATTTTTAAATACATCAGAAACTTCTGCTAATTCTGCCAATGTACTTTCAAGTATATCTAAAGCAGCAGGAGAATAAGAAATAGGATTTTCACCAGATGCTACACTATCATTTCCAAGTAATGCATATTTATAATCTAAAATTTGATTATTCAATGGGGCTGCATATGGTTCTCCAAATTTTTCAACATATTCACTATACTCTGATTTAGTAATAGGTAAACCAAGCATTTGTAATGCTTTTACACCTGCTTCTTTTAGTCCGGCATCTGTAACAATATTTTCTTTTGTCAAAAGTTCAAAGTATGCTTTTTCTTCAGCATCCGTTACACTATTATCAATTGTAGCCGCATCTAAATTTTTATCATAGGTTAAATAAGCTTCAGAGTATATTGTTCCAGACTTATTTACATTAGCATTTACATATCTAATATAATCTGAATAATTTTCTTCAACTGTATTTTTATTTCCATACTCAAAAAACTCACCGTCTTTTACATAAAAATCTTTAAACTGTGCAAAGACTTTATCAATATCAAAATCCGCACCAGATACCTCAACTAACTCTCTAGCAAACATTGCTGATGAACCATAATATACTGGCATAAAATCAACCCATTTAATATTCATTGCTGAATGATTATCTTGGGATGGTATTCTTACACCAAACATTTTTGATATTGCTTCAGGCATAGTTGCTGAAGGTGTATTTTGAATTAAATCCATTACAGATTTATGATGTGCCGGCATCATCATTTCAGTATATCTTTGACCGGTTGGTTCACCATTAGAGTCATATTCCATTACGCCATGTCTAAGTCTATCTAATACAACAACTCCTTCTGGGCCTATATTTTCTTGAGTTAAAGAGTCAATGTTAAGCAAATCATTTTCACTTCCTTGCCAAGCATTCCTCCTTATAATTTCAGATCTAATTGGTATTCCATCTTTAATTTCAAATACTCTTCTATAAACTTTGTTTCCAAAGTCTGATACTAGTGTAAGACCTAAACCAGGTGTTCTTTCTGAAAATACGCCCTTACTAAAGTAGCTTAAAAATAATTGCTCAAACTTTCTTACTGTAATTTGATTATTTAAGTTATAATTTGGTACACCGTCAGTCATAGAAAAGAATTCAAGTATCTGGCTACTAGACTTTGATGCCTTAAGACCATTTAGTGCAAATTCTAAAAATGCAGCAAGCTTAGGTGTAACTTTACCAGAAGCTTGAGATATACTTAATTCATCCATTGCACCATCAAAACTAAATATTAAGTTTCTTTTATCTTTAAATCTTAATGTAACTCTTTTTGATACAGCTTTATTATATTCTTCTCTAATTTTACCAACAGTCATATTCAAAGCGGGAACAAACTGATCATCGTTTTGTTCAGATGTTAGTATTTGTTTTATTTGTGTAGGATCAACTTGCTCTAATTTGTTAGATGGATTTAATTGTTGAAGACCCATAAACCTAGCATCAAGTGTAGTATAACCTTTAGTGAATGGAGTTTCATCACCTAATTCTTCAAGTGAATTTACACGTTGTTTTTTCATTTTAACTGCACTCAATGGAGCAGCAATTGCAATTGTTTCTTTTTCTTTTTCAATGGCTTCTAACTTTACTCTTAAATTATGAAGTGATTCCATTCCAGGTTTTGGTAACCATTTTTCTACATCTTCATTCCATATAGATGTATATTCTGGAGTTAAAGTAAAAGCAGACATTTTAAGAAATGTACTACCATCACCATAAACAAGTTTTTTAGAATTTAATAATGCCTGCATTTTAGCATAACCTTCAGGTGTAGCTTCATTTCCAAATATTGAATCAGAAGTTATTGTTTGCCCTATCTCTATCCTGTTAATTAATTCAGCTTGTGCTGCTGTTAGCTTTCCAAAACCAAACCACATATATCTAAATGCTTTTGTAGTAATGTACATTTGAGCATCCGCAATATCAATTCCAGCATCTTCTGGCTCTTCTAATGTTACTAAACTTATATCTTCTACGGGATGAACTACGCCATGCTCTGGTGCTGTTATTGCTGAGTATGCACTATAGTATGCACCATTCTGCATTTTAGCTCTTTTAATTTGATCTACTGAATCTTTTAAAGAGACAGCTTGATCACCTAAAAGAATCTCATTTATAGAGTATGAATTTATAGCATCATTAAAAAATATCTGTTTAATGTTATGTCTATAGTTATCATTAAGATTTAGCAATGAAGCAGATTGTACAAGCGCACTTCTGCTTACACCAGCTGCTATAATAGGACCTGATTTTACTTGATTAGATATTTGATCTTGTATTTTTAATTCATCTATTAGCTGTTCAAATACTTGAAAACGGCTTTCTAAGTTATCAACTACATTATCTCGTAATGCTGTCATTCCAGATACCTCTTTAGTAACCCCACTAGCTTGTTGTGTTGGTTGTTTATCTGCCTCTTTAAATATATCATTTTCAAAAAACTCTTTAACTGGGTTTTTATTAGTAGTTAATGCATTTGCATACTCAGGAGTCATGACATCTTGAAATTCTACTATTTCTTTTATGTCAAATAGTAGGTCATTTAATATCCTATATGCTAATGTTTCTGCTTCTAATTTCATTTCAGCAGGATTAGTAATAGTAGATAAATTATCATCTACATAATTCATATTAGATAAATCTGAATATCTATGTCCATATAACATAATAGAAGCTAAATTTTTATCAGCTTCATTTGGTTTAATGTCTTTTGGTTGAGTTTTATCTACTCTAATATCTTTAATTAATTGAGAGTTTTTTAAATCAGATTTAGTAGCCATTGCCCTTCTTTCTGAAATAACTTTTAATTTATTAGCATACTCACTAGTAGTTTCAACACCACTAACTTGTTGTGTTGGTTGTGCAACTGCCACTGTTCCCGCTAAAGCATCATCTAGTGTAATAACATTACCTGCATTACCTGCTTGAATTGCTGCGTTAATAAGAAAAGTCTGTTGTTCTTCAGACATTAATGTCTTAGTGTTAAAAAACGTAAGTGCTCTTCCGTCAGTATACCCTAATATATCTTCTTGAGTTTTTGTTGCATTATTTGCTTCTCTGTTTATTCTAGCAAACTCAGTTCTAATTTTATCAATATATATATCTACAGTTTCTTCAGTTAAAACAGCCTGACCATTAATCATTTCCACAGTCTTAATTACGGGAAGATTAATCATATCTCCTGTATTAGACGCTTCCATTACTCTTATAAGCACCGGTGCTAATCCAGTAGTAATTTTATTACCCTCATCATCTAAACTTTCTACATTAGATACTTTATAACTTTTGCTATTTAATAAGCCTGCATAATTATTTATTAAGTTGAGAGCAAACTCTTGTGGAGTAAAATCACCATATGTAGAGGTTTGTTTAACGTCTTGCAAAGAGCCATCAAGCTCTTCTTCAGTTGATAGTAAACTGCCTATTTTATTTCCTGCTACTCTTATTATTTGTAATCTTGATTCTAATGATAACTGATTAAAAGCCGCACTATTTAATAAAAAGTTATTTGCTAAATAAGGATCTGATTCTAATAACTTTTCTAGGCTTTCTGTATTATTTAGTTCTGCTATCTTTTTTAAATGATATGTTGGTAGTTGATGTGCATAAACTAAATCACCATTGGGGTTTTTAAATACGGATGCTCCAATTGTTTCATCAAACGGTGCATTACCAAGAGCCATCTTTTTTAATCTAGAATCCATACCAGATTCATCAACAGCAAAAATATCATTGTTATCTTGAATTAACTGACTCATCAAAGCAATGGAACTTTCCTTATAAGGTTTACCATCTAAATCATGAGTTAATGATGGTGCTTCATTTTTATTTAATTCTAGAAAAGCGCGTTGATCTGATTTTAAATCAGCTCTGTTATATAACATACTATACTGAAGATAGAGAGGACTAATTTTAATACCAGAAAGATTAAACAATTGCTCAGAGTATTTCTTAGCATCTTTCTTAAGTTTAGTGCTACTAATACCTTTGCTATTCGGTATTATCTCACTTTGAATTTCAGCAAGTAAAGTTATTAGCTCTGTTTTTAATTTAGGATTAGATAAAAGTTGTTTTCTTTTACTAATAAATCCTTGACTCCATCTATCTAATTGAGAATTAATATCATCTCTTTCTGAAGCAGAGTATACTATTGTGTTACCTGCATTATCTCTCTCATTAAATAAATAGTCAACTCTAAAGTTTTCAAAACCTTTTAGTATTGACTGAAATAATAAAGGTGAATTTATCTCTAATGGGATGGCGTTATCACTTAAAAGTTCTTGTTCGGTTATCCCCACATCATTCAAAATTCTGCGTACAACAGCCGCTGTTTCAGAATTATCCTGACCAAAGAAATACATGCTTTGTAGTATTTGTTTAGGGTCAGACAAATTTTTAACAGCTTTTAGTAAACCATTATATGCTTCTACAAAATCAACAGCTATTATTATTGGCTCACCATTTGTTAACTCAGCATTCCCAAAATAATCAGTCGCTTCTACAGAAGTTGTTGCTATATAAGCTCTAAGCTGGCTTGACAAAGATCTAAATCCACCAATCATTGATGCATCTTTTTCATACTCGGATGTAGTTCTTAAACCAGTAGAATCTTCAAACTCCTCTACTTGAAATTCTTCTTCATTTGCTTTATCACTTATTTGATTAATATACTGTATACTTTGATTTCTTATTTCATTACTATAATTATCAAAAGCTGATTGTATTTCAATTAATTTTTCTTTTTGTAAATCTGTTTTATTTTCATTAATTGGATTATCTAAACTATATAACCATTCAAAATCATCTAATATAGAATCCATTTGTACTGCAGGACTGTAAGATTCTGTTAATCCAGATATACGTTGTAAAAACATAGCTGATATATTTCTAATCAAAGGATCTGCTATATCACTATCTAAATAAATATAACCCAAACTACCATCTTTACTTATTGAGTCATGTGGTATTAATGCATTAGCTTCTATTGTAGTTCCTACATCTAATGCTGTAGTAAATTCATTATTAGCTATTTGTGCACCTTTAAATTTACCTGAATCAATATTTTCAAATAAAGTGCGTAATTCATTTTTTGAATATAAATTAAAAACACCTTGTATCCACTCTATAATCCTAGTAAATAAAGACTTAACGCTTGCGTCAGTATTTGTACTCTTAGGATCTATTTTAAACTTTTCAAACTCGTCTGCTAAATATTCCTCATAGTATTCATTCTCTAGTTGTTTCCTAGTCATGTTACTATATGTATCTGCAGAGTTTTTAAACTTTTCAAGTTCTTTCTCAAAACTTTTTCCTTCAGCTCTGAGTTTAGCTCTCACTTCTTTTCTTGCTATACTTCTATATTTAGCTATCTCTTCATTACTAAGTAGCATTCTAAATACCCCATGAAAAGCCTCATGATATTTATATGGAGATTTTGCACCAGTATAAATAGTACCAGATACATTTTGTCCACCTGCTACATGATTTAATCCTAATACAAATGCACCTACACGTACACCACCAGCTTTTAAATTATTACCTAATGTTGTTATGTCAGCTATATTAATAAAACTAGGTAAGTTACTTGCAGCCCAATCCGTAAATACATCTATATCTTCTATATCTGATAAACTTAAATCAGAAGAAGACATAATTTTATTAGCTTCTTTTTCAATTGCTTTTCTTTGAGCTAATAATTTTTGATACTCTTCGTTTGTTCTAAGAGTCTTACCTCTATCTTTAGGTGTCACACCTTCTAATAGTTGTGTTTTAAGAATATCAAGTTTTTGTTTTACATCTTCCAGCTTGCTAACTTCTTGTGTTAGTTGTGAACCTTCACCACCTTTTTTAGAAACCATAACATTAATAGTAGCAGCTCTCATATTATAAACTTCTACTTCTCTTGGTGTTAAATTATCTACACCTTCTCTAACAATTTTATTTACTATGTGATTAATGTACTCAGAAGGTAGGGTAATAAAATCTTTAGCTGCAAATTCAGCAAATGCTGGATCACTTAAATCTAATAAACTAAACTCTGCTTCTTCTGAAGTAAAATTAGATTCTTCTACTGCTTCAACAACATCTTCTTTTATATTACCCTTGTCTTTTTCAGCTTGAATGGCTGATGAATCACCCGTTGCTCTAGCTGAGCTATTCAATACCACTTCTGGTCTCACATTAGTGGTAGTAGCATCTATAAGATCTGCAGCAGATACTTGAGTTGGAAATGATTGTCTAAAATTATTATTTGATATTTTATTTTTTGATGCTGCTATTTCTGAATTATTGTTAAAATCATTAATTAATGTTTGAATATAACCATTAATAGATGAATCTGAAACAAAGCTTTTTGAATCAGCAGCGGGTATATCTACAGTAATAGTGTCTCCTACTTGTTTGCCTATATCTGTATTATATAGTTGTAGCTGTAACTTACCCCATGGAGTAACTTGCAAAGAAATATTATAACCTGCTTTAGCTGATATAAATACAGATCCTCTTATATCCTCTTCATTAAATTGAGTGTTATAAGCTAAATCTTTAGCTTTACCATTTTCATCTAAATTTTCTTTTTTAGTTTTCTGCGCTCTATCAACAAGCTTAGATGCTAAATCATCTCTTTGAGATTTATTATATGTACGAGCTTTTAAATTAACAGGCCTGTAAGATCCATCAGGTAATTGTACTATGGCTATATATCTATCAGTACCATTCTTAACACCATCCCATAATGAATCTTTTTGAAGTCTAGATTTTATTTTATTTGATAACTTAACTCCCTCACTACCTTCTAATGAAGTAATAAATTCTACTGATCTAGAACCACCTTTTTTTCTTTTTAAATCAAAAATAAAATAATTACCATTTTCATCAGCGTGCTCATAGCGTAACTCTCTTAAAGATCTTGTTGTGCTATTATCATATGACATCCCACCTTTTTGAGATACAAAACCTAACCCAAAAGGTAATTCATTTAATGATACAATATTTGTACCTGCATTACTTTTCATTACGCTATCTGCATACGAAACTAATAATGCATTTAAAGCAAAGTTATTTCTTGCTAACTCTAAAGCTTGTTTTTGATCTAATTTATTTTTTAACTCTGGACTTACAAATAAAGTATTTAATGCTTGCTCCCTAGATATATTAGATAAAGATTCTATTGTATTACCTTGAGGATCTTGCATGCTTACATTTGCATTAGGGATATATGCAAATACACCATTTTCATTATCTGTTAAAGGAATATTATTTTCATTTAATATTCTATTAATTTTTGTTTTTGTATTGCCATCTGGAATAGCAAGACCAATACTATACTTGGATTGTTTAATATCTACATAAGGATTTTTTTCTTTTCCTGATACAATATATTTAGATGTCTCGTTATTAATAGTTTTATTTGACGTAATAACAAGCACAAGATTATTAATTTCTTCTTGAGTTAAATTATCTAATATAAGATTAAGTCTATCATCTGCATAACTATAGTCTCTCTGACCATCAACAGTATCTGCATGAGGATATAATTTATTTATATCAGTTATATTTACTCTAGAAACATTTGCAGGTAGCAAATTAAATTTAAACTCTTGTATAGAATATGAGTTTTTAAATTGACCAGCTTGTAATGTAATAGGTTTGCCTTCAAAATTATTAGGAACCAAACGCAAATTACCACCCTGTATAAATTTAGGAGTGCTAATTACTCTGTATTCTTTACCATCTTTATCATAGACTAATTGACCTTGGAATAACATTTGTCCGTCAAAAGGAAATGGTGTGCTATCTGGTGCACGTTTATCTAATTCCCTCATTGCTGCAATAGCAGATCCAGAATCATTAAAAGCATTAAGTGTAATTCCTATTTGTCCTAATAATTCAGGAGATACGTTATTACCTTTTTTATCAACCAATTTATATAAAGCCTCAGCTTCACCTTGTTGATTTATTGTTATTATTTTAAGAACATTTGATGTAACACCAACCTGAAAAACACTCGGTCTAGGAGGATTAGCAGGATCAATTTTATCTTCATCATCCTCATTACCTACCGCTGGGGTAACATTAGTTGGATCTGATTCAACTGGTTTAGTATAATACATTTCATTTAATGGAATACCCGCTGCTTGAAGTATTTCTTTTACTAAATCATTTTCTAAAACCTCTCTACTTTTTAACCATGTTTCAAAACCTTTTTCAGATTTAATATCTTCATCAGTTAATTCTGAAAATACAGGATTACCTTGAGCATCTAATATTGGAAGTTTGCCTGATACCCATAGTTTCTTTAAAGCATTAAATGTATTTTGCCAGTTAAGGCCTTCTTCATTTCTCCACTCTTCAAAGCTTTTAACTTTTTCCTCAAGAACAGTTTGAGTACCAGCATACTTTCTATATTGTCTATCTAATAAAGCCCTTAATAATGGAGTATTATTTAATTCTGGTAATACTACATCTATGTCAGCTTCCTCTAAAATTTCTTCTTGATTACTTTTTGTTTCCTGTACCTCAATGTCTTTACTCTCTTGTTCAGTTGTTTCTGCAGGATCATCAGTTTTTTCTGACATCTTTCTATAGGCATCAAGTAATCTTTGAATTTGATCATACTTTACTTTATCTAATTTAGGATCTATATCACCCTGTTCATCATAAAAGTTTTTCAATTCATTTACGTTACCCGAAAGTAAAAATTTCTTAACTTGTTCAGGATCACCAACATATCCAGCTTCAAATAATTTATTCATTAAAGTGTTTGCTTCTTTAATGTTGATATATTTTTCTATTTGTTGCTTATGTATCTTAGTAAGATTTTTATATATATTTTTATTAACCTCTATTTGTCTTTCAACAATTTCGTTAAGTCTTTCTGGATTATTTAAATATTCAATTGCTTTATCATAAACTTTAGCTCTACCTTTTAATGCATGGTAATCAACCATTTGTTTTAAAGCATCTTGTACTTTAGATCTATCTACAAAAGAATTAGATGATTCTGCCATAAACTGAACATACTGTTCAAATGCTTTAGTAAGTTTGTTTATTTTCCTTCTATCAAATGACCCGTCCTTAGTTAAATTTTCTGGAGCAGTTAATATTTGTTGGATAGTTTGAAGTTTTTTAATCTTATCTGTCTTCTGATCAATAATCTTTTTCCCTTCTTTACTGTCTTTATCTTGTACAGCAATATCCTGTAATAACAATCCCATTTCATTATTAATAGAATCTATATCTAATAATACTGTAATGTCATTAGCCGCCATTTTCTCAAATAATGGATCATTAGTTAAGTTAGTATAAATACTATCAGCTCTTTCTGTTGCACGTTTAAATCCATCTTCAGTAAACATATAAAGATATGTAGCATGTTCAAATGCTTTTTCTTTAATGGCTTCTAAAATATATTGTCTACTGCCTTTATCATATTGTGATCTATCATAAGGATTTGTAAATCTATTTTTATTATTTTCAAAACTAGTTTCAAACTTGTCCAAGTTAGTAACTAAATCTTGTAGTCTTTGTCTTGCTTTACCACTTTTAATCTCACTCTTTTGATTAGGAAATGCTTGACCTAATTCTTCATCACTCATTTGCATGAAATCTGTAAGCTGAGTTCTAAAGTAATTAGATGTTCCATTTTGAAAAATGGTATAAAGTTGTTGAAATTTACCAAAGTCTTTTTCATCTGTAAAACCAAATCTATCTTGAGCAAAAACATTTTGCTTCATTGCTGCGGCAACTTGTTTTTGAACTAAAAAGTTTAATTTAGTTGGATCAAATAAACCAGAGGGATCATCAATTGTGCTATTCCATGCTTCATTATGTACTTTAACTAAATCAGC